TCCTAATGAAAAATGTTTGCGATTTTCTTTAATATAATTAATTACATCAACTCTATCATCACCTTCAAAGTTTTGGTTATGTTCTGCTAGGAAAACATCTAATGATGCATGAGCAGAGCAATTATAACAATGAAAGAATAAATCATTCCAATAAAGGTTACCTCTTTTCTTTCTAACGTTATCAGTGGAATCACCACAGTAAGGGCATGCAAAATTTAACCTGCCTTTACTCTCCAGTAATCTTCTTTTTTCTGGATGAGAATGGTTAGTATGAAGAACTCGGACCACCTTATCGATGATCCGAGCTTTCATTTCAGAAGATATTATTATTTCTTCTGCCATAATTATTAAAGATCTAACCCATTAATAAAATCATCAAAATCTTCTTTTTTCTCAGTGCTTTCTGCAGGTTGAGTTTCAGTTTTTGATTCTGTTGTTGCTTGTACAGCAGCAGCCTTTGTTGCTTCAGTGTTAACCGGTGCAGGCTTTGATCTAGTTATGTTTTGGATTGAATCCCCAGGGGATGTAAATTGAGATAATACATTCATTACCTTTCCTCTAACAGTATCATCCCATGCTTTATAACCCCAATTACCTAAATCTGGTGCAGAATCCAATAAACCTAAAATTGATTTACGGCTTGCATCATCGTTAGAAACTGGTTCACCTTCGATTGTCATAGGTGATTTATTTCCGTGGAATTTACTTGAATCATAATTAGGAAAACCACCTTTCTTAGAAATTACTAATTCAAAGTTCTTTCCTTCAAATGGATCAAATACTTGAGTTGGTTCATCAAATTGTGGATTCAGTTCTTCATCAATTTTAGTTTTGATTTTATAACCGAATTTCATAATTTTAACTTGTCCTTCAAGATCTCTGTTTTGTGGATCCTTTACGATTTGTACCAATGCGTAAAATACTTCTCTACGCTTTAAACCTTCTGACATCTTTTTATCTACTGCTGATTCAGAGTTTCTTAGTTTGAAAAACATATCCTGGATAGGATCTTTTTCTCCAACTGTTGATGGGGAGTCAGCATAAAAGCCGTTTCCTTCTCTGTCTTCTAGCCAGTAGACATACTTACGTTCGAATGGTTTTCTTGGGTTTTTAGCATTAGGTAGAAACCTAATTAAAGATCGGTAGATACCGTCTTGTCCTTGATCTGGTTTAGGTGTGTATAAATCACTTCCTGCTGTGGAAGGTCTTTCACCAGTGTCTAAATCTTTTACACTTACATTAAAAATGTCGAATTCATTTGCCATGTTAATTGCCTTTTTTTGTTATTATTAATTTATAATTGATAACAAAGCTCTGTGCCTAAACTACTTATTTAATTGCCTATTTACTTTGCCTTGTTATCGCCTGTTTAAAAGTAACCATTTAATTATTGATTCCTTTGTTTATTATATATTCACTAAGTCAGTTTGTTTCAGACTACGTGAATATTTTTATCTATTATTGCCGTTATATCTTTTTCTCTAAGACTAAATACAGTTTTACCATTATATTTAAATTCAGTTCCTGCTAAATCATGGAAAAGAACTTTCATTCCAATTTTATATTCATTATCCTTAACACCCGAGCCTACGCCGATGATTATCCCTGAATAAGGAGGGGCATACATGCCATCTTGTTTTAATAAAATTATACTACCTTTTTTATCTGGCTGCTCATCTTTTTTTATAAAAATTCTACTTCCTAATGGTTTTAACATAATATTTTAAATTTAATTTGTGTAAAGCTGAAACAAACTCCACATGTTGCAATATAATTTTTAACTATTGAATTGGAGAAATAGTATCTAGTTGTTTGCCTTTAATGCTTTAAGTATAAAGTAAGCGTCAATGATGTCATCGATAGGTTTAGGTATTTTAATGCTGAAGTCTTTTCCTTGACACCATTTCCAAAGTTTAGTCATTCTTAGGTTCTTATCATTAAGGACATCATCTTGGAATGCTTTAGCCATATAATGTTTGTTTGCATTGCCTTTCCCTGCTAACTTCTTTACATGAGAAGGTTGAAATACAGATAAATTTTCTATTGAGTACTTATCTATTAGTTCCTTTCTTAAAAAAGTATTATATTGAATAATGTCTATAAATGAATTCCCTTTGGATCCATATGAGAATCCTTCTAATGCAACTGATACTTTATCACCTTCGAATAATGTAGAAAATATATTAACCATTAAAGAACTAATATTTCCAGCATCTTCTAATTTCTGTCGCTCCCTTGGTAAAAATTCTTTACTTGTTACATCTCTATGATAAGGGAATCCTAACATAGCATTGTCATCCATTAATTCTTTATGTACACTAAAGGATTTTGGTATCTTTCTGCCTTCTTCATCCCATATACGATTACCGTAATTAAAAAAGGTTATAAAGTGATACTTCCCATCAGTAGTTTCAACACATACTCCTGGGCTATTAAGTGAAAAGTCAATTCCTATATTAATCATTCTATTTATATTCTCTTACCAAGAACTGCACCTAACGCAGCTCCGACAAGACGTGAAGTCATTAAATCATATAAAGCACCTTTTTGAATACCTAATACTTTGGCAATTGCTTTACCTACAGTTTTACCTAAAGCAAAACCACCAAGACCACCAAATATACTTCCTAAGATACCTTCATTTACAATTTCCTCAACAATTATATCTAAATCTTTACCATTTTTATGTTCTTCCATAATTCTTTCAACCGCCATATCAATAGCAGCATCCTGTTCTTCGGTTAAATCGTGAGATTCGTTTAATAAGCTTTGAATATCCAAAGTTTCATTAATCTCTTCTGTTAAATAATCTTTAAAGGTTTTCATTATAAGTTCTTTATTTGTTTATATATTAGGTTATGTTAACCACAACATCTAAGATGTTATAACTAAATTCCATATCAAAAGTTTGAAATTCTACTGTATTACTAGAGAAGTTTAAATCTAATGCACCTATATTTGATATAAACATATCTTTTAATTGCACAGTAACAAAAACAGCACCGTCCGCATCTAACATTTGTATACCAACACCTTCTGGTAAATAAGGGTGTTTACCACTTAGCTTATAATAATAATCAAACATTTCAACAGCCATCCAATAATTTACATAACCATCAAATGCCTGCATAGTAACAGTTAATGATTTATCAAATAATTGTTGTATAGGTATACTTGATCTGAATGCTCGAGTATTACCTGGATAATCTGTTTGTGTTACAGGATCAAAGGATGGTCCAGGTAAATTAATAGACTGAATTCCATAATTCCAATAATCAATAGGTTCTTTTATTAAACCACCAGGTATCCTAGTAAGAAATGGTTTATACTTCTTAGCAATAGGCTCAGGTATAAAATTCCTTGGAAAGTCAAACTTAAATTGGTTATTTCTAGCACTTAATATCATATCTTATGAAAATCTTTCGTTATTATCAGCTCTAAACCTATCATCAGGTCTAAAGTTGTATGGCGTTCCTACTACATTGTATCCAGTAACATACTGTTGTAAATTACGTGCTGCTTGTTGAAAGAATGCCGTCTGTTGATTAGCAGCTGGTATAGTTCTTCTTGCTATAGCATCAATTTGTTGTTTAGACCTTATTTGTTTATCAGCTAATGCTTGTGCCAATGAAGCATTCCTATTAATTAATTCAATATCAGCAGATTCTAAATCCTTAGTTAATTCTGCAATTTCATTTATTAATTCATTATTACTGGCTTGTAATGTTTGTATAGCCAAAGTATCTTCTTCAGCCGAGGTAACTAGCGCGGCATTTTCACTAAGGAGCTTATTGTTGTCTTCTTGTAATTTTGCAAGTAAAATGCTATACTCTAATCTCTGCTCTTCTATTTGAGAAGTTAATGTACGTCTACTAGCATCATCAACAGCTAACCAAATACCCTGATATAAAACAGATTCATCTGATATAGATCCGTCTGTTACATCTATCATCTTAGTAGAAATATAAAAGTTATTATTATCTAATGCTAAAATCTTTTTACTATCTGATCTAGTAATTCTAAATAATACCTCGCCTCTTGATAAATCTACTTCTTCAACTTGTGTATGATTTATTATATCAATTTCATCAAACGATCCAATAAAGTTAATATAGATATCTCCCACATTACTTAAGTCTATTGGTGTATCTTCTCCATCTACTTCATCAAACAGAGTAAATAAAAAGTAATCATCAAATGGAGAGATTCTAATCATACCATCCCCTTGTGGTAATGGTGCGTCATTAACTGCTAAATCAACAAATCTTTGAAAGTATTCCTTCTGTGGTGCTGTTAGAGATATATTAGTTTGTATAGAACTCATAAGTTAAGTTGTTTTTGTATCAGGAACTGATCCAACGGTTCCAGCATTTGGTTTTGCATTATTAGCAGTTCCGAATGTTGGTCTTTGTACAGTCTCATCTGTTAATGTTTGTATTTTAACTGGAGATATAGAAGCTTTAACATTTAACTTATCTCTGAATGTAGTTACATATTTTGTTTTTACTACTAACTTTTCTGCGATTTGTTCAGATGTATTTGCTGAATTATCTACAGATGAACCTGTACCTACTACTATTTGTTTACCAACATCATTATTAATCTGGTTGTAAACATTAGCCACAGTAGGAACCACTCCTAAATTTATAGTAAGCATTTGTGCTCCATACATTTGAGGATTAAATGAAGTTAAGTTAGCATTTTTAATTATTTGTGTAGCATCACCTTTATTATATAATCTTAATACAAAGTTTATAGAAAATGATACGGCGGTGTTTGCATTTTTAATAATAGGCCTAAATAAAATAGGATCATCAAACAGACTGGTTTGTGCAAATGTTTGAAAGCTTGATTGTGCAAATACTTGACCTACTTGCTCAGTAACACTTATTTCATAAAATATTATCCAATCACCATTTCCTTGTGCATTTAATTGAGCAATGAATTGGCTAAGTGAAGAACCTATAACTTGCCCTGATAATTCAAAATAATCACCATTAGTTGATGGAATTACTTGTGCATATAAATTATCATAAACATCTCTATTTAATATAGAAACAGAATTAATAGATTGCATTTCATAAAAGCTATATCCATTCTCTATAATAGTTTCAAAAATACCAGTAGCTCTAAGTGTTATTGGTGGGGTACCTAAAAATCCTTTTCCTTCAGTTATTCTCCAGGCTAAGCCGTTTGGTACAGCTGCGTTAAATGCCTCATCCATATAATATAGAGAAGGTGTTTTCCATTCAATAAATGTAGCATATAATTTATCTGCTATTAATAATGGATCTGGGTTTAATTCTACAGGACCGCCTTTTAGATAATTAATAGAATTAAGATTCATCATAACACCGTCTGTTCTTGGTGCTAAGACTTCAAATATAATACCATCAAAATCTCCAAAAGAAAATCCAGCTACAAAATGAATTCGTACTGTATCATATTGTATATCAATATTAGGACTAAATACTTGTGGAAGATCAGGATCACTTGTTAATGTTGCAACTGTATTATTATAAGGAACAGCCACACCAGTTGGGCCTAAGTTAACAAATTGATTTCGTGATTCATTATTAGAAGCACTAGATTTCCTTACATCATTATTAAAGCTAATTGTATCTGGTGCTACTGGTATTAACCCCTCTGAGTTAAAAAAGTAAGTCCCGTTGGTATTAGCATCTCTCATAAGATCAACACCAAAGTTTGATGTATTATACGTTAACGCTTCTGATGGTGCGCTACTTGTATAAACATACTCTATAAGTATTTGATCCGATATTTGTATAAATCTTGATGATTCCATTATATTCTATTTATTTACCATTGTAAAAGCTTTGGATTCCATGAAACACCAAGTCCAATGTATGGACCTAATTGGCCGTTTCCAACAATTCCTATTCCCATGTTTAATCCAAAACCAAATGGTTTTCTATTTTGCATCTGTAAGCTTTTAAACTCCGGACTTTTTTTATCAATCATTATTCCTTTAGTACTATTAAATGTAGTACCAGGATAATCTGATGTTAATTTTATAAATATTTCTTTTGTGCTAATATCCTGTGATAATGTAGCATCTAACCAAATATTTTGTTTAAGCCCAACAGTGGCAGAACCAAATGTTAAACTATCTATAAAGCTATAAGGTAAATCTACACTTATCGATCTTGAACTTTTAATCCAATTACTATCAGAGTTAAAACTTAAAATAGAATTAAAACTATTATTACCTTGTTTAATTACAGTATCTTTTGTTATAACTGGTACTTCAATAATTCTTTCCTCTATTATAGTTTTATACTTAACGATTGTAATAGGTGGTCTTCCTTGTTCATATTTTAAACTATCTTTAAGTTCTTCTAATGATAAACTTAATCCTTTTATTTCACCAACCGATTCACCTTTTTCATTAACATAATTAAGTATAGTGTCATTTGCTGCACTTAAGTTATTTTGAAATCTAGTAACCTCACCTTTAGCTTCTTCAGTTTCATTACACTGTTTAAGAAGTAAAAATAATAAAATACCAATCCCACCTAATAAAAACATCCTAGTGTTTTTTGGGTCTGTTATTATACCAAGAATATTTTTAATAATTAGTATCATTGTATATACTTAAGAAGCTTATTTGGTGTTACCTCAGCAGCTCCATATTTTTTTGCAATTTTTTCAATAAATTTAGTTTCTTTACCTTTCATAGAATCAACCTCTGTAAAAAGATCGTCTCTTTTCTTTGCTAAACTTACAATACTTTTTTGCATTAGATCTAAAGAAAGTGTTATCTCTCTATATCTACTTACGAATCCATTTAAATCTTTTATTTCTTTTTTTGTCATTTTATTATAATTAATATAGTTAACTGTAATCTTGCAAATACGTTTCGACTGATAATGATTTTCCAACTAATCCCCAATATAATGGCAGGGTATTTGTAGTTACAACATTACTACCGGAGCCTTGGCCACCTTCTACAAATCTAAATTGAACTTTATCAACATCACTACCTCTAAGTTGCATGTTATTACTTGATGTTTGAGTTGTTATAGTCCCAGGAACATTTGAAGCAATTGAAGGGTCGGGTGTTACTGCTACCAATGATCTCTGTACACCAAATTGTATGCCTGGTTGTGAATATTCTATTATACCACTGACATTTTTAAATACTGCATAATTTAAATTAACTTGTCCGTATTGTTTTAATATTGTTTCAACCCCACCATTATTAATAATGATCATATTATTAGAATTAATAAGCTCAACAAAAGCAAATTGACCTTCAAGCCAATTGTTAGTAGTTTGATCTACTGTTATATTAAAATTATAAGTAAAGTTTAGGTTATTTCCAATTGTGCCTGCTGTTAATGCTGCTGCAGTGTACTCTGCTCCACCTCTTGCATCAGATCCTACTACTAACCTAAGATAAGGTGATGTCATTACAATATTAGTGTTAGGTGAAGTTTGACGCAATGGATCAAAATAAACAGTTTGTACACCATTCTTTCCACCATATATTAATCTATTACTTATCTTAGTAAAATCTTCTGTTACACTAAATTTTTCAACGGCAGGCGAGAATGATGCATCATCAGTACTAGTAAGTGGCCCTTGTGTAAATACATTAGTAGAATTAACAAAGATACCTAATTCATTACTAGGGGCAAATGAACCACCTGCTTGATAATAATTTGGTTTACCTACAAAAATACTGCTTGCAGAAGCTGCAATTGCAGCTCCGTCTATGAATGCTGCCATTGCAACACCTGCATCTGTGGGTAAGACTGCATCACCAGTCTGTGTTACAATATTTCCACCTAATATACCTTTTGTATTTATTTTTCTATATGGCCAAACTGGTGGTTGTGATACTGGTAAAACAGTAACACCACTTCCGTCTATTGACCAATTTAATCTACCTCTTGTGTTTATTATTGAACGATCAGGGGTGGTACCACCTCTGTAATACAACTTTATATTAGCCGAAGCCGAATCCGAGGTAGTACCTAATTCAATCTCTCCATCAGCAGCAAGAACATCCATTGCTATACTGGACCCCGAACCTTTTCCTTTTATTAATGTCACAGCATTTGGAGCTTCTGTTATTAAGTTAAAGCCTGCATTGTTTAATGTATAAGTATTGCTAACCCCAGGGTCAAGCACTACTGCATTTTTAATGCTTCCGTCATCCTCTGTTCTAGATGCAATCTCACCAGCACCTGAAGTAGTTATAAGTATATTGTTATCATTATTAGATATTGTAATCGGTTGGGTTACGGTATTGCTTGTTTGTTGAATTGTTATAGGACCTCCTACTGAATTCAATTGCATACCACCAGTTTTAGTTTGTAATGTTATTAAGCCTGCTGCCGATGCTGATGTTGTTTCTAATCTTATTGCTTGCCCAGAATATACCTCAGTGTTTAAGCTTGATACTAATCTAATTCTACCAGCAACTGCTTGCCAATTACCAACCAAAGTACTAGTATTTAATAAGGTAATTGTATTGGCATTTCCTGCTTCTGTTAATGTACTAGATTCCGTGCCTGATGTAGACATCTTAAATTTATTACCTGCATTAGAAGTTGCACCGTTACCTACTGCGATCTCAAAATTAGAATTTTGTCCGCTAAACTGTTGTGTCCCTTCAAGACCTGTTGCAAATTGTATAGATTGCCCTGCTGAGTAATATTGGGCTCTTTGTGCAGTACTAACCTCATATCCTATTAAATCAGACTGTGTTGATGGGTTGGTTGCTGCTTTAGGTACAACTATTCTTAATCTATCATCAACACCTAATTGTATACCACTTAAATTACCTAATGTAGTTTGTTCATAATTTTCTGCACCAATAGAATTACCACCATGAAATTTTATAGCAGTTGCAGCTGAATCTCGTTGGTGAATTAAAACTGATAATACATCGGATGCCATTGCTGTAGCTATTGCATCTGGTATTATATATGCATTTGTTAATGGAATAGCAGCATCAATTGGTACAGTGTTTGATACAACACCGCCCATCATTATTGACATAACACCTTGGTTTGTTGTTGTTGCACCGGCATTTAAACCATTAGGGGCTGGGTAATAACTATTTATATTGTTAATATTACCTTGGCCATAAGCTAAACTAAAACCACCAGTAGTACCAGCAGCTCCAGTAGGTCCTTGTAAATCTATTGTTGTGACTACCCAAATTGTTCCATTATATTCCCATACTTGACCATTAAATTGTAAATAATAATCTCCACTCAATGGAGTTACAGTTGGGGGAGTAACATTAGGACTAACACCGGGTGTAGTAGTACTTGCATCATCATACCATGTACTTCCCTTAGGCCCTCTTCCTCCGCTTGGGCCAGTTGGGCCAGCAATACCAGTAGGACCAGATGGACCGCCACCATTTAGCAATAACTGATCAAAGTTAAAGTTAGTCTTATCGACAAGCTGCGAAATAGTATCCGATGCTATTATTTCTTGTATAGTGATTGGCATTTCTTTCTTATTATTTTTTAACTATGGTAACACTGAAACCAAACGATTCAGAGAAACCTGTTCTTTTATTATATATTAGCCTTAAATCAAATGGGTTTGTATTTATAGTTTTTGATGATACGTTATCATTAACAGTTAAACCTGCACTAATTTTTTCTGCATCAGTTAATTCAGCAGTACTATAGGTAGATTCACTAATGTCACGACTTGCTAAAGTATATAATTCTACTTTTTCTATTTTGTATAGCTTTAATATATTTTCTCTAATGTATTGATTAACATCATCATCTAATGTTTCCAAATCACCAAAACCATATAATTCATTAACATACTTTACAAACTGAGCTTTAATTGGTATAAATAAAAATTCAATTAATCTTTTTTGGTTAAACAAATAAAATTCAACTGTTGGTGTTGATGGTACTTTTTTAATATCTCTAGTATTTACAACACCTTTTGTTAAAATCTGTCTTTTATTAACAGTAACAGACGGTGTATCTTGGTGCATAAATGTTCCTTGTATTAAATTAGGTTGTTTAACTGCTGCCCTAACAAAAGGATCAGGTTTAAATGTTTCTAAAATTATAGTTTCTGGAACTTTTAAATATTTTGAACCAAAAAATGATTTTCTCTCAAACATTGATCTTGTACCAATAACGTCTTCTATTAGTGATTTGTCAATACTTTTTGTAAAATATGAAGGTTCCCAGTTGGAGGAGAAAGCATAAAAGTCTTTATAATCAATACCTATTTCTTGTATTAAAGGATATAAACTAGGGAATGCACTTTCTCTAGATAATTCTAAAATAGTTGATGGGTCTTCTTCGTTTACTTTATGATAAAAGAAATTTTGTACTTGTCCAAAATTAACATCCGAACTATTGAATTGTGAATTTTTAAATTTACATAATTCTAATACTTTTAATTTATAAACTGAATCAGAAATACTAGCACCACCAGTAACAGCACCAGTTACATTTCCGGTAAAATCTAAATTCATATATGGATCCCTAAAAAACAATAGAGGTAAGGCATAAGGCGCATAATAACCTGCATGTCTAGCAATAGGAGTTATATTAGGATTCTTTTGTAAAGATAAATCATATCCTACAACATCAGTTAAATTAAAAGCTGTAGGTTTAACAGGATCTGGTAATATACCTATATAAACAGATTTAAGAATATCAGCCTGTGCCCTCAGCTCTATTGCAAAAGTTTGAGCCAATGTACCATCAGTATTCTTTACTTGTAATCCAGCCTCTGTTATTGTTTCATATATAATATTAGGATTACCTTGATTAACTGCATTAAATATTTCGCCAAAGCTAATTGAATTTAATCTATTTTCAAATTGAAAATAACCACCATTTTCAACTGTATATGTAGCTGCACGTAAAACCAAAGTAGATGGTGTTGGGTTTGGTAACAGTATATCATTACCGGCTAATTTTACACTAGTACATATAAATTGATTAGATGATACTATAGATTGAATACCGCTTATTAGATAACCACCACTAATCTTAACTACACCATATGTACCGTTTTCTATTACTCTAATATCATTTACAAAATCAGTAAGCTCACCTGTACTATTAGGCATACCATTAATTGTATATAAACCAGAAGCAGTATCAAACGTTGATGTTGCAAAACTTATAGCCCCTCTTAGTACAGTGTCTGTGTATTTAAAACTATCACCGCTTGGTGTAGGTGCACAATTGGCAGTTTGTAAATATGAACTATTTAAAGAATATAAAGTTGTTCTATCAATAATAGAATCTCCTCCGTTATTTAAACATACATTGGCATAATCTACTGAAATTAACATTACAACAGTTTTCCACTTTTCGTTCTTAATAAATTTAATTTGAGATTCAGGCTTGTCTGGTAAATTAGGAACTAAAATAGCAGAGAAACGATAATCATTAAATAAACCATCTTGTACATATGATAATGATCTAGCATTAAAATCTGGTTTTTCTGATCCTATCGCTTTAGATTTTGCTATTATTCTAACACCTCTTAGAAAGCCTTCCGAATAATTCTTTTCATTACCACCATTTAATCTAGTATATCTTAACTGTCTATCAATTTCAGTTATCCCACCCGTGGTAAATCTCTCTATTATAAAATAATCATTAAAGTTATCTTTAGTAACATTCTGAAAAGTACCTAATGCAAAAGTTTGGCCAACACCATCTGTGTTATCAACTGGGGCTTTGTCAATATAACTCCAAGAACTTTTGATTGCTGCTTTTGTAAAATACTCAGGGAATTCCGAAAGATAATACCATTCATGAGTAAACCCACTAGCTTCTTGTCCTAGGTCCCATTTAGATGGTGCAAAGTTATTTAAACCAAAAGCTTGATTAACATCTAATCTATACGGATGATTCCTTACATCTTTACCATCATTAATCCATGCCCACTTATTAATATATGGTGCAATCCTCGATATGTTAGCTTGTGATGTTAAATAGTTTTCTTCTAATCTAATATATTCACTCTTAATATATTCATCATCTGGATTTGCATCTTCAGCATCATTTAATAAACCTATAAGATTATAAAATCCACCATTATCATAAAATTCTCTAATCTGTGGAGTACTGCTTACTCCTGTATATTGTGGCGGATTAGTTCCTGGTGTTGATTTATTATATTCTGCATATTCAAAATCTAATTCACCTTCTTCACTGTATAAAGTACTATAAAAATCAAAGTCAAAATCTTTAACATCAAAAAATGAAAATCTACCAAATGATGGTTTATAATCAGAGTATAGAGCAACCTGGTTAGCATTCGTAACCATTATTTGATTATCATTACATGTAATTATAACAAATTTATCAATGTTAGTATATCCAATAATTTTATTATTACCACTATAAATAGGTTCTTCTGTATATGGTACCCAATCGCCGATAACTGCAAAATCACCAGTAGTTTGTACAAAATTACCTTTTACAAATCTATTCTGATCCCCTATTTCAACTTTAAGTAAACCGTTGGATACATCATTTCCACCAACAAATGTTTTTGCAGGTTCTACTTCTGTTGTTAAAGGGTATGTTTCTATTTGTAAAAACTGTTCAGGATAAATAACATCCATTTTAAAATTTAATCTATTAAATCTAGTACCACTAAATCTTGATTTAACATAAACGGTACTATCATTATAAGTAGCAGTAAAAAATCTATTATTTTCATTAATACCTATATTAATTGCTGATGTTATAGATTGTGCAACTTCTTCTGTGGTTCCATTTGGATTGAAGAAAGATTCAAATGACTTACCAGGTATTGTTGCTAATGTACTATCAGCAAATATTTCTCCTGTTAAACTTAAACCATCATAAAATGAAATCTTAGAACCTTCTTGTACATTATCTAATATTTTAAGATACATTTGTGAAAATCCTTTATGGCTAACAATACTTGCATTAGCAAAAGTATCAGGTTCTTTATATCCTGTAAATAAAGACACGTCTACTTTAGTGTCAAATAATCTAATTTCATTAGTTCCCCACAATGATCCTTTTTTAACTGTATGAAAATCATCTTTTTTATCTTTTACATAAAATATAGATTCAACCTCATCAACTCTAGTAGGAGTTGGCAAACCTGTAATTGTTGTTGTTTTGGTAGGATCTAAAAATAATAGAATACCTGCATCATTTGTAATTTCAAATGGTGTATTTAAGTCTTGAGATACTTCAGTTATAGTTTTAATAGTTGGTAACTGGCTCTTCTCTGTATTCTTATAAAAACCTTCTCCTGATATATCAAAATTTCCTTCTTCTATTTCATTAACATACATACCAAAGTATCTATTAATTGAATAGTCACTAGCAGTAGGATCGTCAAATAAGAACTCTAAGTTTAAAAGATTTGCTAAAATTATTCCATTGTTCTGGAATCCTTGTGTAAACAAATATTCATCTTGTATAATAGTTGAATCTTTAACTACAATATCTTCATATGCAAAATTTCCACTATTTACAAAACCACCATTCTTATAAGATATACCACTCCATAATATTGGTTCATCTTTCCTCCAGGTCATATTAAGTGGAACTTCTGGAAACTCTTCTTGGTTTCTGTAATTTCTAATATAAGATCCGAGTGTACTACCTTCGGTTAAATCAAATGTTTTAATTGCAGTACAATTTTCTAATACTTGTTTTGAAAAATTAACAGAGGTTTGTGCATTTGCCTTTCCAGCATTTTCAGATGCTGCTGTTACATTATTAACGGCAGCCGGGTTATCTAATCTAAAGATAACAAACGCGCTAGGTATTTGTTCATTTAACCATAATGGTGCTAATGTCCCTAAGCTTTGTGGGTATGATTCTGATGCAATAGATCTAGTCCCTGCACAATAAAACATTTCATATTGATTTCTGTAATTAGATAATACAGCAGTATCTTCATATTCCTGGAATATTTCATATGCAGCCTCTATAGGGAATTGCCCATTATCAAAGAATCTATTTACATCACGATCATATGTACTAGTTCCATCAACTTTAAATGCTTTAAATTTCTGAGAGGCTAACTGAGTACTTGCACTGAACGACTCTAAGTAAATATCCGTTCCATCAGATACTATCTTAACATTCGCAGTTAATTTAGGATTAGTCCTTACAACACTGTATGATGCTTTGTCAAGCAGTTCTTGAGCCATATTTATCTTTTACTTTTTTTATATATTCACCAAAAGATAAAGTTAAAAATCTCCTACTAGTAGCTGGAACTAGTTCCAGTAAATGATTGTGAGCTACCACCTATTCTATCAGAAGTAGAAATAACAGTTTGATTTAGTGATGGTCTTAGTCCTGCAATTACTTTCTCTAAATCATTTAGACCTTTAGTCACTGTTGCTTTAGGGAAATTATCAATACTTAACCTATCAGATCTATATTTAGCCGAAACTAGAATATCAAATTGTATAGCCTCACTATTGATTGGAAAAATATCAAATCCTATTTTCTTAGCATATGTAAGATTAACAGTAGATCCAGTTGAATCACCTGCAATATTTCCTAAGCCTGTACCTGATGTAACCCCAAAATAATCAGTCATTCTATATTGAAAGACTAAAGGTATACTTACTGAGTTTTGTTGACCGAACTGAATAGTTTCTAATGATTGTATTGAATCACCATCTACTTGTATATTTTCATGCGAATCAGCAGAAATGAATAAATAAGATCCACATGATTGTTTACCTAATGTATATTGATCAAAACTGTCAAATGATGTTTTTGCATTTCTAGCATAATTAACGTAACCTACATTACCTGCGTTGCTGTCCCATAAATTAGATAATGCCGGTAATGTTAAAGATGGACTAGCCTGTAATAACTGTGAAGTATCAAATGCGATAACGGGTAGGGTTAAGGCAAATGCCTGTAAGCGTGTAACGTTTTCATTTAAATATATTGCTTGCTGTTGTCCAAAAGTTTCACTTGATTTTAATGGTGCAAATTTAGATTGTCTAAACATTACACCAGCAGTTCCAATACCAGCAGTAACACCATTACCTGTCGTACAATCAATTCCACCAGCAGGAATACTTGCAGGTAAAGTTTCAGTATCATTCGTTAATGCAATATATGCATTTCTATATGCAGTATAGTTTGTTAATGATGGGTGAGCTATAGAAACCTGAACTACATCATCTGTAGTAGGATAAGCCGCTGTTGTTGTTGGAGTGCCATCTGGTAAAAAACCACCACCCCAAATAAATTCAGTTGTTGGAGCAGCCAAACCTGTATTTGATGTTGCATTGTAAAGATTTTCCGTAGTATCTAAATTAATTGAATAGTTAGAGCTTGGATTAATATAACTATAAAAATTTGCATCATTAGAAACATCACTAAATCTACTATAAAGATATTGATTCTTGTTTTGTGTTGATTGGAAAGGCGGTAATGATATCGTCTGACCATATTTTGTTGCTGTTGTTACTGAAGGGTTAGTTAAAAGAAGAGGAGTAAGATCATATTTTCTAATAGTATTATAATCTACATCATCAGACCTATATGTAGCTCTAGCGTTCCTTTGGTTCTCTGCTGCATTGTCTAACCATGGGTAAGTTGCTGGTAAAATAGTAGAACCATTATTTAGTGCACCAGTATCTGATGGGCTATAAGACCCTGGATTTTCTGATTGTTTAACCATTCTAATTCTGCTACCTGTAATTCTTGCTACTAATTGTAATGCAGTTTGTGAAACGTTTGCAATATTAATAAAATAAGTTTTTGAAATTATTGCTCCCCTAGGATCATCTAAGCCTGCAACTTCTTGAGAATAAAAACCTGCAAAAATATTGGTAACTGAATTTTGTCTTAGGTTGTATGTATTACCACCATCATCAATTAACGTAGTAGACATTTCACCTTGTGCATTATTTAGTATTTCAGCAAATAAGTCCAATTGGTTTTGCATCTCTGTTAACTTAGAGAATAAATCAATTGGTGTTTGGTTTTCTGATAAAAAACCAGAAGCAATTACTGGAGATGAATGTGCAAAATATGTTTCATTTGCAATGAATGAACTGCTCAGGTGAGTATTAATTCCTTTTGCTTCTAGATCTTCTTCTAATGCAACCTTAGCTAAATCTTCTTGATTCTGTGCAAGAATACTTTCTAATGCACTATCAGAGCTTAAATCAGCAGGAAACTCTACTCTTATGGCTGGACTATATTGGCTTTCTAGTGGATTAGATGGCCATCCTGCTTCTGATATAGACTTAACTTGTATTTCTACTTGTTCACCTTTTCTAATTGGAATATCTAATTGATTAATATTTACAGAATCTGCATTATCATCATCAATAGCAATCCATTCATATAAACCTGTTATAGCATTTTTTACTCTAGGTCTTAATACACTATTTACAATAACATAATTTGAAAAGGCACCTTGACTTGTTCCACTACCATCAGTATAAGAAAACTGTTTTACTTGATTAGCAGCACCGTCTGCAGAAAGATATCTATAACGATATTGAAATTTTATTATATCTTGTACACCAGTTTCAGGAGCAGATTTTTCATTAGGCATTGCCCAAAATCCTCTTACTCTATATTTAGGTGTTACACTACTTACTGAATTGTCACTTGCAGACGCATCAATTTCTGTAACTACTGATGAATACAGTTTTGTTTGAGATGCTCTTTCTGTAATAAGTCCTTGTAATGCATTTCTATCTGCATCTCTTTCAACTTCAGTAGAATAATTAGTTGTTTGTATTTTTGTTCTGCTTTGTGCAATAGCAGTATCTAATTCAGTTAACGTAGACTGAATAGTATTCTTTTGATTATTTAAATCCTTAAGCTGTATGATAGCATCTGAATTACTAACTTGTCCATTTATTAATGACACCGAAAAATCATCAGCCGATAACACCGGAGCGTTAGGAGTTAATCCTTCTCTACTAGTAGGAATCTTGTCTTGTGCAAATGATAATAAGTATCTTCCAAAATCAACAGCGTTTTGTTGATAATAATCTGCCAGTGTTTGCTGATTACCGCTAGTATCAATTGTATTTAAATCATTAGTATAAAAGCCACTACCTGGAGACCAGTTAACAGCAGGTATTTTAGAATCAGGATCAATAGGTTTAATAAAGGTTACACATCTTTCATTAAATCCAACAGTAACATCAACCTCTACTCGGTTATTTAATGCGGATCCTATTTTTAATACATCAGCGCCAATACTGATTGTTCTAGAACCTTCCTGTAATCTTACAACTACAGAGTTAGTACTACTATCAATTTGGGTTACTGTATATCTAGTATCAATCGGCGCAGATACAACTTCTAAACTATCACCAACTTTAAGTTGTATAGTATCAGCAAAATCAGCCTCTGAATCTGTATAAAATATTTTATTAAGTTTATATAGCTTTTGTATTACTGTTTGCTCTACACCATTCACAGTCTCTGTTATGCTTTCTTCTCCTATTCTTAATACACTAAACTTACCAGAAAATCTTTTATCTCTAGGTGGCAAATCTACAACAGCTTCATCTAAAACATATGAAATATTCTTTTCAACAATTTGTTGTAAAAATGTAGAATATACAATATCAGCAGTTCCATTATATTGATTCTCAAAGAAATTAATTTTACTTTGTGAATTTGTGTCTAAAATATATCTCTGTACAATTGCTCTTTCAGTATCAATAGGTGCTTGTCCTGTAATATCAAATGAAATGAAAAGCAAAGGATTAATTAATTCTTCAAAAAACCAATTAGGTTTAACATTAAACTCGTTTATAGAATTCATTGAAGTTACGTCCAATGCTTCTGTTGGTAATTTTGCTAAAACCAATTTTCTAAATGTACCATCAGGTAATCTTATTGAACTATTAGAATCATTAAAATTAGTAAGGGTATTAATGTTAGTATTTAAACGATCAACTGAGTTTTTAAGAAATCCAAAACTTGGAATAGTAATCCTAGCATTAGTTCCATCATTGTTTTGAATGTTAACAGTTACAGAGTCTCTACTCGAAGTAATTGCTTGATTAACTTTCTCAAAGCTCTCCAGCGAATTGTTAAAGAGTCTTAACAGTTCTGGTAGCAAAGTTTGTATTGAATTATTTTCAGCCATTATCTAGGTTTCGATTTTATTATTTATTTAACTATATCATAGACAAAAGTTAATACTCCTTGTTCTGTACAAATCAAATCAATGATTGGAATACTACTTAAATCTGTATTTGGTATAGTGGCAGCTAATTTTCCGTATGAGCCATTATTTAATCTGCCTAATGCATCAGTATATAATCTTATATTTCTTGATCCTATAAGAAGAGTATTATTAAAGGTTAATCTCATAGTTTGCCCAGTTCTCCACTGAGTGTCTGTATCATTAATATAAATATCTAAATTTCCACCGGCAGTATTTATAGTATCTAATCTTAACATTTGAGTATATGTACCTAAGTCTGTAAATACCTGAGGGCTTACAACATTTAAGTTAAGTGGATTAATA